CTCGTATAAACTTTTCCACTCATTTAGGAATGCCTCAAAGTCTGGCTTTTCAGTATAACATGCGCTGTTGTTGGCTAGTCCCCGTTGAGGATTATCTTGCCACCACTGGCCTGACTTGCATCGTCGGAGTCTATCGTCAGTGAGGTTAGACAGACTGATGAGAGCGGACCTGCGTACACCGCCGACGACGACGATCTGTGCAATCTTACAGCAGATATCATGACATTCGATGGAGCTAAGTTTACGTCCAGCAGCCTCCCGAAAGACGCTGACTGTGAAGTTGAACAGATCGACAAGAGGCTCTGGACCAGATGCTCTACCGCCGAAGGTCTTAAGGGTTGCCCCTGCAAGTCGTACTCCAGACACGTCCCATTTTGGAAGTTGGCCTGAATACAACAAGCTAATAAGTTCCCGGTAAGCTTTAGCCCATCCAATTTTGCTATCGGCGACGTGTATAACTGAATCGGTATCATGAAATTCCTCTGCTACTTCTGGTAGTTTAGATACGTATTGTCGTTCAACAGAGTATCCTACACCTGTACCGCACATAAGTACGTACATCATCTCATCGAACGCTTTAGGGTGGTCAATAGGTAGGTAGCTACAGTTGAAGCCAGCTACGTTGTCACGGTCAAGAGCGTCACCAGCAGTCATCAACGCTCTCATGCTAGGCATAACACCCATGTCATGAATGTCTGCAAAGATACCGTTAGCCTGCTCTAGTGTTAGCTTACCCTTCTCAATCCAGAAGTTTAAGTAACGGTCAATTGTTTCTTCCCAAGTCTCACGGCGCTGCTCCTCTGGTAGGTAACGTGCGTAGCGTGACTTGTGAATGTATTGTTGATATGCGTCCATTAAGATTGCACCTCTCTGTCTAGCAGTAATTGAATGTAGTGCATGGCTTTACGTAGATCCTCGACACCGTTCTTGTCACGCCATCGGGTTATGTACTTTACTACGTTAGCCTCACACCAATCAAGGTTATTGTCAATAATAAAATCGATAGGTTGAATGTTATAACGTGCGTAATGGTGTCCGCCCACTTGTCTTTTGCGGGCATCGTCCCACTGTTTAGGTGTTGCATTGTCAATACTCATCCATACTTCCTTTTAAGATAACTCATGCTAATAGGTAGCTCATCAAAGGAACCGTTGTCTACCTCGTTTAGCATCCATATTCCAGACCAGCTACCGTTCGTTTGAGGGTTTAAGTAGCCTTCACTGTGGTTGTAATATATACCAGCAAACAATCCAGTGATGTTACTACCGTCTGCCTTACGTGCGTAGGCTATGTCTCTGTCTTGGACGTGTCCCATGATGCACGACATGAACTTCTTTTGCAACATGAGTTTTGCACAGGTGACTGGTCTGCCCATGACTCCGCTCGTGAAGTAGTGACAGTACGCGATGCCATCAATGATGATTGGTTGTAGAAAAGGGATAACCTCCCATCCTGCTTCTTCCAATAAGAAATGATCATAGCTCATAAGTCCTTCTAGTTTTGGATCAGATTCAATAGCACGTTCGATCCGCTGTTCGTGGTTACCTAACAAGAATACCATCCGTGGTGTCCATGTCTTCTTCTTGTTACTACGCAAGCGTTCCTTCTCTGCTTCGATAGGCGCTAGGAAATGCTCCATAGCGTTCTGCCCTGCTCGTATGTCTCGTGTGTACCGCCGTCCTTCAAAGGACTTTTTACCTACGTCATAGCTACTGAGACTTTCCATGTCCCAGTGATCCCCCAGATGAATGATAACGTCAGGCTTTGTTGCGGCTGCATACTTACCAGCCCAGTACAAATGATCAACACTGTTACCGGGCTTGACTTGCGTATCAGGTATTACTAGGTGTCTCGTCATTGCTTTTTACTCCATCCGACAGGACAGGTTTCTGGTGTGTACCATGCGAAACCTTGCTTCTCTGCCCATTCTTGCATGGTGTATCGTGTCCCGTCAGCTCTACGTCTTGCTCCGGGCATTGCAGTTCTTGGGTTCTGGAAGACAAAGACCAACTCCTCCTTCTCCCCAAGGCTGCTGTTAATGTCAACATATTTCCTCGCCTCTGCGCGGTCACGGAACCTCCCTTTAGCTTCAATATATATAGTAGAATGTGTACTGTAATATACAAAGTCAGGCTCGTACGTCTTGACTTGGGTATATGTTAACTTACCAACATGGTACTCGCATCGTCTGAACTTCTGGTGAAGGTCATACTCGAACCAGCTATCGTACCCTTTAGGTATGTTACGCTTCGTTCTCTTCACTTGGTCTTTCCCATAGTTGATTAGGTTCACGACGTAGCCAGAGCAGCCTAGCGTTCTCAATGACACGCTCTTCAGACTCTAACAACTCAACACACTTGTTGAACATCTCTATCTCTGACAGTCCTTCAAGGATCTTCTGAGACTTCTTGTCACCAATACCATACACACCGACAATGTTATCAGCTTTGTCACCCATGATGATTTGACGATAGAAGAACAACAGACCTTCCTTTTCATTAACAGAAGTCAGTTGACGTTTGTTGAAATTGTAGTGTCTGCACGGTACTTGTTGGAAGTCCTTGTCAAGACTAACAATGATGCTGTCAGGAGTAGCGGTAGCGTCGATAGCAATCAAGTCATCAGCTTCCTCGTCCTCTGTAACAACAGCATTCCAATCTTTGATAAGGTACTCACGTATAGCTTGCAAGTGTACAGGCTTTTCTTTGTCCTTACGGTTACCCTTGTAAGGCGCAGTCACAGCTATGTCGTTACGAAAGTTACCCTTTCCTGTCAGGTAGACACGGTAGTCAGGCTCGCCATCTATCATAGTGTATAGATCACTTACCAGATCAGACAAGAAACTGCCCGTAGTATAACAGGCAGTCTTGGCTGACTCATCGTTGCACTTGAATGCACAACGATAAGCCACGATGTCACCGTCGATCAGGATCACAACGCTTCCGCTTCAGAGACTGAGTTGTCAGCGTATTCGATAAGGTTAGTAACCTTCATCTTGATCATGGATGGTGAACGTCCAGTACCAACAGACCAGTCATAGTATCCTACAACAGCGATAGCTTCAGATCCGTTAGCGATAAGAACATCTTCAGGAATCTCAACACCGTTCTCATCTGTTAGACGCATAGGGTTGTTGCTCTTCATAGTGATAAAGAAGCCACGGTCATCACCCTTGTTGCTAGGTGCAATACCCATCTCTTCGATGGCCTCAACAGCTTTATCGCTGAGGTTACCAAGTTGTACCTGATACTTGTTACTGAACTTATTAAGCTTGTTACGCTCACACCAGTAGACGGTACCGCGTACAGTGATGGGTGGTAGTTTGTTTGCAGACATAAGTTTCTCCTTAATGTGTCTCTGCCCAATTGTTACCTACTCTATACTCGCCGTCTAAGGGACACCGTAGGCTGAGTGTCTCACCGGCGATTCTGATTGCACGTACACCTATACGTCCGACTGTGTCAGCGTAGTGGGCAGGTGTTTCTATCTGCCATTCATCGTGTACGTTTGCTACAAATCTATGTGGTATGTTGCGTAGTTTATCTGACAAGTGTACCAAAGCTTGCTTCATAACAATAGCCCCGGCACCTTGTAGTAATGTATTCAGTGCGGCGTGTTCTGATCTGACTCTGAGCTTTCGTCCGTCGAGTCCAGTAAGGATGCCTGATGCAGCCTGTCCGTGAGTATCTCTTCTAACTCTTTCAAGAGACGGCGTGTTAGAAAGAAATGTTTCTTTAAGTCTGCGTCCAGTAACGCTATTTCCTCCAACGATAGCTCCGATCTTAGCATCTCCGGCTCCATACAGAAACGCATAAATGAATGTTTTCGCAAGAGGGCGGCTCTCAAGTTTAGCTGCTCGTTGATTAGCTGTATGAATATCGCCATTGAGTAGTTCATTAGTATAGTTCTCGTCGTCCATGTAGTGAGCTAACATACGTAACTCTAAACCGCTGGCGTCTATACCAACCAACTTGTTACCTTCATCCACTGTCCAGCATGAGCGGCACTCAGTACCGAACGGTGCAGATACTGCTGGTACTTGTGCCATGTTAGGTGACTGGTGTGTCATACGTCCTGTCACAGCTCCGTTGGTAATGACTCTACCGTGTACTCTACCATCGTCCTTGACAGCTTTCAACCATGAATCTATCTGAGCTACTCGCTTCTGCAACATCATGTAACGTGCAACTGCTTTGGCTTCGGGAAGGTCTATACTGTCCAACACCTTCTCGTCAACGATGATATTACCCTTCTCAGTCTTCTTGTCAAACTTAACACCAAGACCCTGTAGTCGCTCTGCAATCTGCTTACGTGATCCGGGATTGAACACAGTGACTTTGTCCTTCAGTCGCTTACCTGTCTTCTCAGAGATACGTTCTTCAACAATAGGTGGGAAGATAGCTTGTAACTCTGCTTCGATGTTGTTCATCTCAAACATAAGATCCATCATCAACTTCTCAGCGAAGGGTGTATCCAACTTGAAGCCGTTACGCTCCTGCTCAGTCACGACCCAGCCTACACGATGCTCAAGATCAATACACTCCTTCGAGAAACCTTCCTTGCGTAGCTGTAGTTCAAGCCACTTGTGTACACGCTCAGTCAGTTCAACGTCAGCGATACAGTACTCGATCATCTCGTCTGTTAGTCCACCGTCGTAGTCTGTAAAGTCGAGCTTGCCTGTTCCTCCAAGGATTGTTCCCCAGTTACGCAGTGAATGTCCACCTTCTTGGCTTGGATTGTAGAGTCTGGAGAGGTATAGAGTATCCACAACAAGATGCCTAGGAATGCGTACGTCCCAAACACTATCGAGAACACGGCAATCAAATCCAATGAGATTATGTCCGATAACTTGTTCCGCATCATGCAACACCTTCTTCAAAGACTCTGGCGTCGTATGTACTTGGGTGCTGTTCTTCACCTTCGTAACGGCACACCAGATCGTTGAGTGATCCAAAGTAGTTTCTATATCCAAGTAACAGGTATTCATCGTATCTCTCATTCAGTTCGTTACGTTCAGTCTTATGGTTAAACTTCTGGTAAGTCTCCGTCAACTGTTCCTGTTCCAATATCCAAGTCCCAATCTTGCTCATGGTGTATCATCTCCTCTATGTCTGCGAGTGTTCGTAGATCTGCACGGTCAATCACATCTCCGTCATCTAAACTAACAGCGAAACATTTGTTGCACAAGTCTACAAACTCTTGGCTAACAGCGAATCGTCTTGTAGCTTCGTAGTCTGTTAGCTCTACGTCACACGCTATACATCTCACAACATCAAATCCTCTAACTGATTTATTCTAAGGTTGTAGCAGTTAGCTCGAACAATGAATCCATTATCACCGTCCTGTTCCCCTTTCTTCAAGAATCTAGCATCCTCAAAATACTTGTCTTTGTCAAGCCATCCAAGAACATACAGATCACCTTGACGTATGTAACGAGTGAACAAATACTTATCACATTGCTGGTGCAGTGATGTTTCTGCAATGCTGCAATCGTAGTAGTCCTTTGGTGGAACCGTTGTCTCTTTTGTTTTAACGTCAATGGTGATGCCGTTCCACGTCAAGTCATAGTCCTTGCAAGGCGTACGTTCACAGCCTAAATAATCAGCCAGCATAATCTCTGCCAAGAAACCAACAGCATTACCAGCACCTTTACGAATGCTGTTGCGTATCGCCCCCATCTCAGCAGACTCAGTTAATGCTTTCTCTTTCTGTTCATCAGTAGGTGTAAGAGTAATCATAACGGTTTCTCCTCACGTTCCTCACGCTGTGTTAATCGTCCAGTTGCCTCGTTGTAGAATACCTCACACGCCTTGCCTGTCTTACCCGTGTACCTGTTCTTCAACACACGCAGCACGGTCGTGTTTCTGACAACGGGATCATCACTCTGACTATTACGTTCAGCACCAATGACCGCATCAGAGAGCTGTGCAATCGACGCAGAGCCACGTAACATACCAAGGCTAGTGACAGCGCCGTCCTCCAATTGCTTCCCTTCAGGGCGTCGTAGGTGGCTCACAAGGAACATACAAATACCCATCTCCTGTACGAACGTACGTAGCTTAGTCATGATCATGTCCAAGGCACGTCGTTCATCACCGTTGCTCTGGTCAGACACCAAGATAGAGACGTGATCGAGTACGATGTACCTCACGCCTAGTACCTTGACGAAGTATCTCATACGGCCCAGTACGTTTTCTATCTCGTTACTACCGAAGTGTTCCCACAGATAGACACGGTTCTCATAGTCCATCGTATCGTACACAAGGTCAATGTCTTGGTCGTCGTACTCACAGTCAGGTAGGTGGATAGGTTTGTTCAGTTCAAGACCGACAAGCCCACGCATGGTACGCTCAGGTGTCTCTTCAAGAAACATTAGACCAAGGTTGTCCTCAGACTGCGCCATGATGGAGCTAACAATCTCACGTAGGAGTGTTGACTTACCTAGTCCAGAGCCTGCACAGATCGTCACCAGCTCCGCCGTGCGTATACCGTACAGATGTTTGTTCAGTCCCTCGAATGGGTACTGTACCTCTGCCTTGGTGAGTGGCTTCTTAATCAGATCACGTAGCTCACCAGCACCCACGATACCTTCAGGTGTGTAAGGCTGGGCAGACCAGAACACTTTGGTGTACATCTCCGCCTGATTGTTAACAAGATAATCACACGCATCCTTGTAGCCGTTGACGTGCTTAACAATCCTTGCCTTGTTACCGAACAGATCAGCACACTCCTTCGCTGCCTTCTGTCCCGGCTCGTCAGCATCGAAACAAATAACAATGTTCTCGAAGCTGTTCAGCCAATCATAAAAAAGGCGACAGTCCTTTGCCGCCGACGTTGCACCGTTACGGACACTGACAACGGGATACTTACTACCTGTCATTTGGTGAGCCGCTAACGCATCATACTCACCTTCAACGATAGTCACATACTTACCACCTTCAGGGAACAAGTGTTGGCCATACATTCCTGCGTTCTTCCAATCTCCAACGATGCTGAAACGCTTGTCAGGGTTACGAACCTTGGCAGCTATCGGCTTTGTTGGATCGTCAGGGTTGTAGTAACCGAATGTTGTAACTTCACCTTGCTTGAGTGCTGCGTACTTCTTCGCCGTCGTTCCTGTAATGAGACGGTCAGTAATCGTACGGTACTCCGCTGTGATTAACCGATGTTCTGTCTGACTGAACGATGGCTTTGGCGCATCGCTGATAGATCCTAGCTCTCTCACGTTATCCTTCGTTGCGGCTTTGGTGTACTTGCTACAGTTAAAACAATAACTAGAGCCGTCCTCGTTGTACGATAACGCATCACTGCTACCGCAATCTGAACACGGCTGGTGCGTCTCAGTGAATGCCATAACGTCCTGCCCCCATGTCAGTGTAAAGCTCGTCAACTTCTTCGTCGTCCATTGCTTCTAACAAGTCAGTAAAGAAACCACCTGCAATGTTCATAGCTTCAATGAGCGTTAACGTCTCAAGCTGTCGTTCAACAAGCTCACTTACTTTCTGTTCTTTAGAGATACTCATAGGTTAAATACCTTATAAGATAATATTTTTAAATTAAACTTTTCTGCTTCTGTATAGATTATAAACACAGCTTACAGTTCTTCGTCAACAATGTGTTCAACAATTTTATCGTAGACGTGTTGATCAATCATCTCGACCAGCTCGACGCCGTGCCACTTGACAGAGTCGAGGACGATCAACCCATCCTCGCTGGTAAACTCTACGGTAATGTCAACTAGTATTTCTACGTCAAACAGATTACATTCACCCCTCATAAAACCTCACTCGTATGCTTGACAATTCTGTATCGTTTACCATTGTCCCGCTTTGTTTGCACGTAATACTTCGCTTCGCCTACGTCGTCCGTTGAAAACACCTGTGACCAAACATCGTCGTATAACTCAACTACATATATTGTATTAACACCAATCATGTCTCACTCCTAAATCATGTTCACATATTCATCATTGATAATTGTCTGCACATGGATGTAACCTTCAGGCCAGTACGTGTAAGACTCTTTAAGTGCCTTCGCTGTTCTATGTACCGCCGCCTCGAAGTGTTCAAACATTCCTAGCTCTTCTTTGTAATACCAGAAGGGTATGCGTAACACTGGCTCCGCCGGTCCGTTGTATTCGTAGTACACGATTATCTCTGCGTCGTTACCAACGGGTCCATCGTTGCCAAACATCTTTGTGTGATCGTTCTCTGGTTGTTTCATGTCTCACTCCTTTGCGTCTATGAAACGCTGTAGCTTTCCCATCTCTTTAAGTTTCTTCAGCGCGTCCCGCTCAATCTTCTGCACTGTTATGCGGTGCAGTCCTAACGCCTTCGCTACTTCTTCTTGCGTCATGTGATAATCTGCTGGGCTGCCGTGGTACTTCCGTTTGTCTGCCATCTATGCCTCAAGTGTTGCCTGTCCTGTCACTTCGATATGTAACCACCCTATCCATGCAATGTAACTAGCTCCGCTGTATTCGTCTGCCGGTACGTATGCCGTGGACAATCTAAAGGTACCAGTGAAGTACAAGTCGATCAAGTGTCTGTCCGTCTCGATAACGAGTCCGTTATTCCCAAAGTCTGTCACGTATTTGTAGTACCGTTTAGCCGTTGTGATCTTCATCGCATCAACCTCCCTTGTTTGTTTAATTCTTTCATGCGCTTTTTGTAACGTGCATTGCGCTTGCGTCGTCGTCGGTTGCGTGGATCATTCCAGCTCTCATAAGCCCAGCAAAGACCAGCCCAGACTGGCACAAAGCTGAATAAAATTGCAATGTCAAGTAGTGTTGGGTTCATTATCACGCCTCCCATGTTTCTTTAACGTCGTCTAAGCTTTTACACCAAAGCCACACCTCTAAGCTGCCGCCGTTCATGTCACCAAGTGATAACTGTCCAGCCTTGTAAGCTTCCATGTAGTTGTAATAGTCATTCTCCGATGTGTAAAGATCGCCACCGTCTCTGTCTATGATTGTGTAACCGAATGTTTCATCGTTCATTATGCCGCCCTCGCTATGATGTTTCGTTGATTCTTTTCCATTGTCTTACCGTGTCCGATGTAACAAACAACCGCCACATCTTTTGACCAACACGCTCGACACGTTCCGCACTTGCCCGCTCGCGTGTATGCCTCACAGACTGCCGCGCCTACTGGTACACTTTCAAGTGTCGCAATTGTGGACGTTGTAGCGCCTTCGATAGTCTCGCCGGTGATACTGTCAGATGATCGGCGAATCACTACGTTCGGTAATGCTTCCATCTGTGCGAGTACGTCCCGAAACTTTGTAAACTTATGCATCCGCGTCGGTAACCAATGCTTAACCCACGGCGTAGCTGTCATTACTTCCAAGATCTTGTTAGCTAGACGCAAGTCATAAACGTCGCCGCTGTCAAACCATCTGAAGTATCGGTCGTTGTCCAATTCCGCCACCATGTCAGCGACCCACTCCGAACGCTTCCAATCCTCTTTGTTATGCTCTCGCGGCGCTTTGACGTTCTTGAAGCGATAATTACCGGTAGTTGCGTAACATCCTTTACAAGCATCGACTAATGAGCCGTCGCGTTTCTTCGATGCCGGACAAGTGTCTAACGCTTGCAGTGACCATGACCGACAAGGCATCTTTGAAGCTTTCGATAATTTCAACACGTTACCACCCCAACCATTCTAAAACGTCATCTGAATAATAAACCGACTGAACACCAAACATGTCCACAAATTCTTGCCAGTCTTCGCCTTGCTTCTCAATCTCTCGCCGAGCTTCTGTCGGTGATATTTCGAGATGCTGTGCCGTTTCTTCGTATGTCATTGCGTTGTCTCCGTTGTTTGTGGAGCCGCTCACGCGGCCCCTAGTAGTTGTTCAGCCGCGTCCGTCATTGGATAACCTGAGTTGGCCGCTGAGAGTTTACAATTACCGAACGAGCCTTCCTTCAAAATGACACAATCAAAGAAAGGATACGTTGCGGCATCGTCGCGGTCCAACGCGATAATAAATTCAATATCCCAACCACGCTCGCCAGTCTCAGGATGACATGTATATATTTCATATAAGTTGAACATATCTAATTACCTTTATCAGTGAAGTTGTATATAGATTAGGTGAGAGGATTTGATAAGTCCAATATTAATTTTGAATACTGAAATGCAAAACCATTCACGGAATGAATACTGTTGAGGTTCTGGGGTGTGTCTGAGGTGTGTCTGCGGTGTGTCTATAGGGTCCCACATAGACTCTCACACCTCACCCTGTCAGTTCTATTTTGACACTGAGTAGACATGCGAATATGCATATATAAAGATATCTTTATGTTTGTCTACAAAGATCTGGGCCGGGGGAGGGGCTGTGACTGCGGCGACTACGGCATGTCCCACCTAGATACAAAAAAGAGTCAAATTAGACCTTAAAATAACCCCTAGTTATCTAACAAGAAACAATATATAAATCAATAACATGAGCGGTTCAGAATCTGGACCGTGCTGGTACAGTTTAAAGGACAATACAGTCTTGTTAAAAATAATGCTTGACAAATCCCTAAAAGTATGGTACAATAAATAGTATATTATGTCTTTAAAGATTCTTTACCGCGCTGAGTAAGATAAATTTTATATAATAATTATTAAATGTATGTCATATAAGCACGGTAACGAGACTTTAAAGAGTCTTATAAGAGGTATGTATGTCAAATGTTGATAATCCTCCTCGCCGAAAGCGTGGAAGACCGCGTAAAAGTGACGTTACAACAGTAAAAAAAGGTAATCGCAACGCTGTTGGTCGCCCGAAGGGTGACGCTGCCGTCATTAACGAATACAAAGCACGTATGTTGGCGTCTCCAAAGTCCCGAAAGGTGCTTGACACTATCTTTGATGCAGCTCTTGACCACGATCATAAGAATCAAGCAGCAGCGTGGAAGCTTGTAATGGATCGTATACTGCCCGTTGCAGCATTTGAGAAGGATATTGTTAAGGATGGTGGCCGTAACGCCATTCAGATTAACATTAGTGGTGTTGGTGCAGTAGATGTGAGTGAACCTACAACAGTTGCTACGTCTAGCGACATTATAGAGGGTGAAGTAGTCGATGAATCTTAAGCATTTTGATCCTTCAGAGTTTAACTGTCAAGTCACTGGTACCAATAACATGGAGCGAGACTTTTTAGAAAAGATGGACGAGTTAAGAGCAGCGTGTGGGTTTCCTTTTACGATCACTAGCGGGTATCGACACCCGACTGAGCATCCGATTGAGGCTAAGAAAGACGTACCCGGCACCCATGCTCAGGGAATCGCGGCGGATATAAAAATAACAAACGCCGTGTTTCGCCTTAAGATTGTAACGGAGGCAATTCGTTTAGGATTTACTGGAATAGGTATTGCTTCTGACTTTGTACACGTAGATACACGCGGAACAACACCCGTTATGTGGACGTATTAGTGGATCTTAATATAGAACTACTGCCGTGGCAACAAGATGTCTGGGCAGACAGTACTAGATTTAAAATAGTTGCAGCGGGACGACGTACTGGTAAGTCCAGATTAGCTGCGTGGATGTTAATTGTTAACGCACTACAGGCAAATAAAGGTCATGTATTTTACGTCGCACCTACTCAGGGACAAGCCAGAGACATCATGTGGCAAACCCTTCTGGAACTGGGAAATCCTGTTATTAGTGGTAGTCACATTAATAATTTGCAAATCAAGCTTGTCAACGGAGCCACAATCAGCCTCAAAGGTGCAGATAGACCAGAGACAATGCGAGGTGTCAGCCTTAAGTTTTTAGTGCTAGACGAATACGCAGACATGAAACCTGACGTATTTGAACAAATCTTGAGACCAGCACTTGCGGATCAAAAAGGTTCTGCAATGTTCATTGGTACGCCAATGGGAAGGAACCACTTTTACGAACTATACAAATATGCGGAGCTAGATGATGACCCTACGTACAAGGCTTGGCATTTTACATCTTACGATAATCCTTTATTGGACCCGTCAGAAATTGATATTGCAAAAAGAAGCATGTCAAGCTATGCGTTCCGTCAAGAATTTATGGCATCGTTTGAAGCTCGTGGGTCAGAAATGTTTAAAGAGGACTGGGTATCTTTTAGCGAAGACAAACCTGAAATAGGAGATTACTACATTGCCGTTGACTTGGCAGGTTTTGAAGAAGTCAACAAAAAGAAAACTAAGAATTCCAAGCTTGACGACACAGCGATTGCCGTGGTTAAGGTCAATGAGCATGGTTGGTATGTTGACAATATTATATACGGTCGATGGTCACTTGACGAGACAGCACTTAAAATATTTCAGGCCGTTAGAGATTACCGTCCCGTATCGGTTGGAATCGAAAGAGGTATTGCTAAACAAGCCGTGATGTCTCCTTTAATGGATATGCAAAAACGCTATGGTATGTTCTTTAGAGTAGAAGAACTTACTCATGGTAACAAAAAGAAAACAGATCGTGTTATGTGGGCGTTACAAGGACGATTTGAAAACGGATACATAACGCTAAACAAGGGTGAGTGGAACAGTAGGTTTCTTGATCAATTATTTCAGTTTCCCGATCCATTAACCCACGATGACTTAATAGACGCTTTGGCGTACATTGATCAGTTAGCAAATGTGGCTTACGACTACGATTACGAAATCGAAGACCACGAAATCTTAGACGTAGTAGCAGGATACTAATATGAGTGAACTATACGATAATGACCCTCTGATGATCCAAGAAGCCTTAGAAGACTGGGTTATAACTAAATGTGAAGACTGGAGGGATTACTACGAAAGCAACTATGAAAACAAATTTGAAGAATACTATAGATTATGGCGTGGTCAATGGGATCCTGCTGACAGCCAGCGTGGGTCTGAGCGTTCCCGTATTATTTCTCCTGCACTTCAACAGGCAGTTGAGTCTAATGTAGCGGAACTAGAAGAAGCTACGTTTGGACGTGGTAAGTGGTTTGATGTTAGTGATAACTTTGGCGACACTGATAAGCAAGACGTACAGTTTCTTCGTAATAAACTTACTGAAGACTTTGAAGATTGTATGGTACGTAAAGCAGTAGCAGAATGTCTTATTAACTCAGCAGTTTTTGGTACAGGCATTGGTGAAATTGTTATTGAAGAAATGAAAGAGATGGCTCCAGCTACTCAACCAATTATGGGAGGTGATCTTCAAGCTGTTGGTGTTAACATCACAGAACGTGTCAAAGTAAAACTTAAACCTGTACTGCCTCAGAACTTTTTGATTGATCCTGTAGCTACATCTGTAGAAGACGCTTTGGGTGTAGCTATTGATGAGTTTGTCAGTATGCACCAAGTAGAACTACTGCAAGAACAAGGTGTGTACCGTGACGTTTATGTTGGTCCTGCTGCTCCTGATACTGATCTAGAGCCTGACCAAGACATCACTATTTATAACGACGACAAGGTACGTTTGACTAAGTATTACGGTTTAGTGCCACGAGAGCTTCTAGATGCCGCTACAAGCGACGATGATGAAGAAGTAGCAGATAAGGAAGGGTCTGAATCAAAGTACGTAGAAGCCGTTGTAGTAGTTGCTAACGGCGGTATTCTTCTTAAGGCTGAAGCTAATCCTTATATGATGATAGATCGTCCTGTTGTTGCTTTTCCTTGGGACGTAGTACCCGGACGTTTTTGGGGCCGTGGCGTGTGTGAAAAAGGATACAACAGCCAAAAAGCACTTGACACAGAGCTACGTGCCAGAATTGACGCACTTAGTTTAACTATTCACCCAATGATGGCTATTGACGCTACACGTCTACCCCGTGGTGCTAAACCAGAAGTACGTCCCGGTAAGATGATCCTAACCAACGGAGACCCCCGTGAAGTACTTCAACCGTTCAACTTTGGTCAAGTTAATCAAATCACTTTTGCTCAGGCCGGAGCATTGCAGCAAATGGTACAGCAAGCAACAGGAGCAGTGGACTCAGCAGGAATTGCAGGTCAAGTTAATGGCGAGAGTACTGCCGCTGGCATTAGTATGTCTCTTGGCGCTATTATTAAACGCCATAAGCGTACACTGATTAACTTCCAGCAGTCTTTCCTTATTCCTTTTGTTAAGAAAGCCGCACACCGTTACATGCAGTTTGATCCTGAAAATTACCCTGTTGCTGACTACAAGTTTAACGCAAGCAGCACTCTGGGTATTATTGCGCGTGAGTACGAAGTTACTCAGCTTGTGCAGTTGTTACAGACAATGGGTAAAGACTCGCCGTTGTACAACACACTTATTCAATCTGTTGTTGACAACATGAATTTGTCTAACCGTGAAGAACTACTTGCAGCCTTGTCTCAAGCTTCGCAACCTAATCCGCAAGCACAACAAATGCAACAACAAATACAACAATTACAGATGCAGTTCCAACAATCCCAAACAGCAGCACTATCTGCTCAAGCGCAAGAATCACAAGCACGAGCTGCCAAGTTAGCTGCGGAGGCTCAAGCAGTACCTCAAGAACTAGAAATTGATAAGATAAATGCTATTACTAGAAACCTTAAAGAAGGTGACGCTGAAGATAAAGAGTTTGAACGCCGTATGAAAGTGGCTGATACTCTCATCAAAGAAAAAACACTACAAGGTAAAACTAATGCTAATAACGCAAAAGGAAATGCAACACCTGCTAGACCAAGTCAACAACCACTTCCAAGGAACATTCCAACGCCTACAGGAACTGGAACGCAAGGTGGAGGAACTATCTAATGCCAGCAAAGAAAGATCCAAAACTAGCACGAGCGGGCGTAAACGGGTACAACAAACCAAAGCGGACGCCTAATCATCCAACAAAAAAGTTTGTAGTAGTTGCCAAGGAAGGTGACAAGACTAAAACTATTCGTTTTGGTGACGCCAAAATGACTATTAAGAAAGACCAACCTGCACGTCGTAAATCGTTTAGAGCTAGACACAAATGTGACACAAACCCACCCAGTAAGTTAACAGCTAGATACTGGTCATGTAAAAAATGGTAAGGAGATTACTATGCCACAAGGAAAAGGAACATACGGAAAAAAAGTAGGACGACCACCTAAAAAGCGTACTACAACAGCTAATAGATCACCAAGTCGGACACCGGGAATAAGTCCTCCAAACATACCTAGTGAAGCTCCTAGTCGACGTGGACCAAGACCAGCAACACGCAGAGCGGCTACTCGTAATAGACGAGGCACACAAAGCGCTACAAGACGTGGATCAAGAACGCGTCGTCCATAATGGCTAAAGCAAAAAGTAAAAAAGCTAACGACGCTTGTGCAAAGAAGGTCAAGTCCAGATACAAGGTCTGGCCTTCTGCGTACGCTTCTGGTGCTGTAGCCAAATGCCGTAAGGTAGGTGCTAAAAACTGGGGTAACAAAAGTGGCCGTAAGAAAAAGTAAGAAAGGCGCTGCTCTTAAGAAGTGGTTTAATGAAGAGTGGGTAGACGTTAAAACAGGTAAACCTTGTGGGCGTAAGTCTGCTAAAAAAGGTGAGTCTAAACGTCCGTACCCTTCTTGTAGGCCAAAATCTGTTGCGGCTAAAATGACTAAAGCTGAAAAAGCTTCTTCTGCTCGTCGTAAAACAGGGCCAAAGCGTATAGCCCATGCAGTAACAGCATCAGGACGTAGAAGAAAAAATACAAGAAATGCTTGACATTCAACAAAATGTATGATATAATATAACTATACAGTAAACTTTAGAGGAAACTATGACACCCGAGCTTGAAACATACTTTAACAATTACAATGAATTGTTTAATCATGAAGGTTTCAAACAACTCGTTAGTGAGCTTTCTAACAACGCAACACAGTTAGCAGATATTCAAACAGTAAAAGACCAAGAAGATTTATATTATCGTAAAGGTCAAGTAGCTGCTTTTGCAACTGTTATTAATCTACAAGGTACTATTGAAGCTGCTCGTGATCAAGCAGAGGCAGAGGTTGAAGAACCCGTAGATGTATAAGATATATGACTTCCGTTGTACTAACGGACACGTCTTTGAAGAAATGGTAGAGTCTGGCGTTACAACCAGTAGGTGCGGTTGTGGCGCTATCGCTACTCGTATGGTATCTGCCCCGTCCTTTCACCTTGATGGTGCTTCTGGAGATTTTCCCGGTCAGCACATGAAGTGGGTTAAAGAACACGAAAAAGCAGGTAAACAATAACATCTCCATAATGATAACGATCACGGAGTTTAATCATGTCTAGAGCAACGATTATAGATCAAGCCCCTGAAGAAGGTAACGCTGATCAAATCGAACAAAACGAAGTTAACGAGATTCAACAAGAACCAGCAGTTGAGCAACCTCAGCCCGAAGAATCAAACTTACCAAATAAATATCAAGGTAAGTCTTTAGAAGAAGTTGTACAGATGCACCAAGAAGCCGAAAAGCTTTTAGGTCGTCAATCTTCTGAGGTGGGTGAACTTCGTAAAGTGGTGGATGATTACATTGCTACTCAAACACCAGCAGCACCTCAACAGCAACACGTTGAGCCTGAAGATGATATTGACTATTTTACAGATCCTCAAGCAGCCGTCAACCGTGCTATTGAGAATCATCCTAAGATTAGAGAAGCAGAGCAGTACACTGAGCAGTACAAAAAACAGTCGTCACTTGCAACGCTTCAAGCTAAACATCCAGACATGCAGACGATCCTTAGTGATCCTAAGTTTGCAGAATGGATCAAGGCATCTAAGATCAGGACTCAGTTGTTTGTAGCGGCTGACCAACAGTACGACGCTGACTCTGCTGATGAACTATTTACACTCTGGAAAGAACGTAAAGTAGTTGCACAGCAAACTGCCCAAGTTGAAAAACAGGCACGTAAGCAGACACTTAAGGCAGCTAATACAGGTAACGCACGAGGCACTGGAGAGGGTTCACGTAAGAAAGTATATCGCAGGTCCGACATTATTAAACTAATGAAAACAGACCCTGAGCGTTATCAAGCATTGTCAAATGAAATATTGACAGCATACGCGGAGGGTCGGGTCAAATAATCTAAAGGAGATTAATCATGGCTGGCGAAACTTCCGGAACTTACTTCACAGCAAATGCTGTGGTAGACAAAACAGCAGCAGGTACTTTCATTCCAGAAATTTGGAGTGACGAGATCATTGCTGCATACCAAAAGAACCTCAAGATGGCTCCACTTGTCAAGCGCATCCAAATGTCTGGCAAGAAGGGCGATGTAATCCACATCCCTAAGCCTACTCGTGGTTCAGCTTCTGCTAAAGCGGAATCAACTGCGGTAACAATCCAAGCAAACCTTGAGTCAGAGTTGACTGTCACTGTTGATCGTCACTTCGAGTACTCACGTCTTATCGAAGACATTGTAGAAGTACAGGCGCTTAACAGCCTCCGTCAGTTCTACACTGAAGACGCTGGCTACCAGCTTGCTCTTAAGGTAGACACTGATCTTATCAATGCTGCTACTGGCTTTGGTGATGGTACTCGTACTCAAACTCCAGCTAATACTGGTGCTAACTGGGTTAACAGCAACAGCTACTACTTTAACGCCGCTACTGGCCTTTCTGCTTATGCTGCTGACACTGTAACTTCAGGTGACAACTTCACTGACCTTGGTTTCCGTGAAGCTATCAAGCTGATGGACGACGCTGATGTACCTATGGAAGGTCGTTGTCTCGTAGTCCCACCCGCAGTACGTAAGTCTTTGATGGGCATTGAGCGTTACGTGTCTTCTGACTTTGTTGGTGGTCGTGGTGTAGAGTCTGGCCTTATCGGTAACCTCTACGGCGTAGACATTTACGTTTCAAGCAACGCTCCAGTAATGGAAGCATCAGGTCAAAACAGTGCTTCTACTGCTGACACTCGTGGCTGCTTGTTCTTCCACGCTGAAGCTCTTGTTATGGCAGAGCAAATGGCTGTCCGGTCACAAACACAGTACAAGCAGGAATACCTGTCAACACTGTTCACTTCGGACACTCTGTACGGCGTAGAAGTATACCGTCCAGAAGCAGGCTTCATCCTCGCAGTTTGCGACGAGTAAGTCCACTAGGGGGTCAGCAATGGCCCCTTTTCCTACCTCCTTTTTCTTCTCTGCAATAGGACTTTCCAATGTCGAACTATTCTAAGACAACAGACTTTGAAGCTAAAGACTCGTTACCTACAGGCGACTCAGGAAAGATTATCCGTGGCGCTGAATTTGAAACCGAGTTTGATGCAATCTCTACAGCTATTGCAACCAAAGCTGACACAGCAGGACCTACGTTTACCGGAACCCTGACCTTTGAAACTATTTCTGACGGAACCATTGGTGTTACTGCCTTTGTCGATGAAGACAACATGGCGTCTGATAGTGCAACTCTGGTTCCCACACAGCAGTCCGTAAAAGCGTACGTTGATTCACAAGTCACTGCACAAGACCTAGATTTCCAAGCTGACTCAGGTGGTGCGTTAAGCATTGATTTAGACTCTGAGGCGCTAACACTTACAGGCGGTACTGGTATTGACACGTCTGGCTCAGGTAATTCCGTTACCTTTGATATTGACTCTACTGTTACAACCTTAACAGGCACACAAACACTTACTAACAAGACGCTTACCACTCCTACTATCTCTGGCAACCTAACTACAGACGGAACTATTGATGGCCGTGACGTTGCTACAGATGGTGCTAAGTTAGATGGTATCGAAGCAGGTGCTACTGCTGATCAAACAGCCTCAGAGATTCGTACACTGGTTGAATCAGCCACAGACTCTAACGTTTTCACTGACGCAGATCACAGCAAGCTAGATGGCATTGAGGCTAGTGCTACAGCAGATCAAACAGATGCTGAGATCAGAGCCGCAGTAGAAGCCGCTACGGACTCCAATGTATTTACCGATGCTGACCACAGCAAACTGGACGGTATCGAAGCCTCAGCAGACGTAACAGATACAGCTAACGTTACAGCCGCTGGCGCCTTGATGGACTCAGAGGTTACTAACCTTGCACAGGTTAAGGCGTTCGACTCTTCTGATTACGCTACAGCCGCGCAAGGCACTACTGCTGACTCTGCATTACAGAACGTAGTAGAAGACACTACGCCACAACTGGGTGGTGATCTTGCGTCTAATGGCAATGACATTCTATTTGCCGACAACGACAAGGCTATCTTCGGTGCTGGCTCTGACCTACAGATTTATCATCATTCAGGTGGTAACAGTATAATTGCTGAAACTGGAACTGGTGACCTTTTTGTACAAGCTACAAATATTCAGTTAGAAGATGCAAGCGGCAATAATATGATTGTTGCAAATAGTGGTGGTGCTGTAAATTTATATCATAATACTGGAGAAAAACTAGCCACAACCTCCACAGGCATCGACGTAACGGGGAGTGTTGTTAGCGACGGCTTGACTCTTGATAATAACGGTTCGGTTATTTTTAACGCCCCGCAAGCAACAGATACAGTTCTTATCGGCACAAATGATAACGACCTTGTTCTACGCACTGATGATGGCGATATCATTCTCAAAACAAATGAAAATAAACAGCAATTAAAAGTAAGCAACAACGGCGACATTAGCTTCTACGAAGACACTGGCACGACTGCGAAGTTGTTCTGGGATGCTTCTGCGGAAGCGTTGGGTATTGGTACTAGTTCGCCTAGCGATAAGCTAGAGCTTTTTACCACTGACACAGACTCTGGGATTAATCTTGTAGCTAATAACGGCAACAATCAACTTTCACATAGTCCTAAATTAAAATTCAATGGTGAGTATCAAAGCAACGGGCCGTTTATTCAGGGTTTAAACACAGGGGCGGTAGGTTACAAAGCTCTAGTATTTAACACAGTGCGAACAGACAATGATTATACTACATTGCCAGCAGAAGCCATGCGTATCGGTTCTAGCGGTAAAGTAAGTATTGGAACTACGGCGGCTTCGGGTCTTTTAAACGTCTATGATTCTGGAACAGACAATCGGTTATATTTGCAACATTCTGGTACAGGCACTACTGCCAGTGATGGGCTTCTTGTCGCTTCTATTTTAAGCAATGGGTATCTTTGGAACTACGAATCGGGTTCGCTTCTTTTTGCAACTAACAACACAGAACGCATGCAGATCGACTCAGCAGGTAATGTTGGTATTGGTAGCAGCACAGCCAACCACTTTTCAACAGCAGGCACTACGAATGTTCTAGGCGTTAAAAGCACAAGCGGAGGTTTAATTTCAATTGCCGCTACTGGGACTAACTTTTCTGGCATAGATTTAGGCACAGACAGTATCCGAAGAGGTGGCGTATATTCTTTAAATGGTTCTAATTTAGGTTTTTATACTAACGCCACAAACTCTGGTACAGCACTAGCAGAACGCATGCGTATCGACTCTAGCGGTCAGGTTGGTATTGGTGTTAGCAGTCCGTCAGCTCTATTGCATGTATCTGCATCTCCGGAAGTTGTTACTAGGCTTACACGTTCGGCTGGCTCTAACGCTTTAGTTTTGGTTCAAGATCCTACAACTACACTGCCTCCTTATATTGGAAGTTATGGCAATGCTATGGCTTTTGGTCGTTATGGTGGCGGTGAGTCTATGCGTATCGACTCTAGCGGGAATGTTGGTATTGGGACTGGTTCGCCTAGTGCGCCTCTGCACGTTGATGCCGCAGGTATGGGAGATATTTATTCAGGTTTAATCCAAAATTCAACCACAGACACAGACCATTACAATGTTGTTAGATTTATGCAAGGAGCATCAGGTTCAGCTACTGGATATATAGGAACTGGTGGTTCTGCAACAAGCAATGTTGCCTTTAGAAATAATTTTGTAGTTGGTACACAAACTGCTAATTCTTTTGTATTGACTACTAATGATACAGAACGCATGCGCATTGATGCTAGCGGTAATGTCCTTATCGGGATGACTAACGATACTCCCGGTTTAGGAGATACAGATACTGGAGCTTCTTTCAGAGCAGATGGTGCTTCGTTTGTTTCAAGAACTTTGTCAGACACTTCTGGTTCAACTTTCTATGTCAACCGCAATACTAATGATGGAAATTTAATTCAGTTCCAAAAAGACGGCACCACAGTCGGTAGTATTGGTACTTTATCCTCAAAAATATATGTTGGCTCGGGCGACACATCTTTATTCTTTGACTCTTTAAGAGATGCGTTGGTTCCGCACGATGCTTCTACAAACGCGGCAAGAGGCTCGGCCATTGACTTAGGAAGAGATGTTGTAAAGTTCAAAGACCTTTACCTGTCAGGCAACATTACAATGGGGTCTAGCGCCCAAATTAACGCATCCAATGCCTTTTACCTTGACAGTGACATAATTCACTTTAGACGAAATAACGAAACAGAAAGCGCAAGAATAGATAGCTCTGGCAACTTGCTGGTTGGTAAGTCGTCATCAAGTTTTTCAACAGCAGGAATAGAAGCACGTTCAGGCGGTACATTATGGGCTACTGCTGACGGAACAAATGCGGCGTCTTTTAATAGGAAAACATCTGACGGAGCAATTGCATACTTCAGCAAAGACGGCACCACAGTCGGTAGTATTGGTACATATGTAAGTTTGCCGTTTATTGGTAAGTCCGATGTAAACTTGTTGTTTGACCCTGCTGGCCCTCACATGATACCAAGAGGAACTAATGGCGGTGCTAGAGATGCCGCTATAAATCTTGGTTCATCGTCTAACCGCTTCAAAGACATTCACCTGTCAGGCGTTATTTATGGTGTACAACAAACTCTTACTCGTGACAGTGCTGCACCTTTAGAGCTTAATAGAACAACTAACGATGGTGAATTAGTCTATTTTAAGCAAGCAGGCATTGTTAGAGGCTCTATTTCCATCAGCGGCTCTGCCACTTCTTATAACACTAGTTCTGACTACCGTTTGAAAGAAAACGTAATAGCAATGTCAGGTGCTACTGAAAGGCTTAAGCAGTTAGCACCTAAGCGATTCAACTTTATTGCTGATGCCGATACAACTGTCGATGGCTTTTTAGCACACGAAGTTGCAGATGTTGTGCCTGAAGCAATTACAGGCGCTAAGGATGCTGTAGATGATGACGGCAATGCAGTGTACCAAGGCATTGACCAATCCAAACTTGTGCCGCTACTTGTGGCAACAATCCAAGAACTTGAGGCACGTATTGCCGCACTTGAATCTAACTAAGGAGAAGCCTAATGGCTACATGGACTATCGCAAACCTTGAGCGTAACGTGGCAGACGGCGGTGTAACCGTTGCACACTGGCGTGTTACTGAAGAAGAAACTGTTGGTACTGGCGATGACGCTGTGACCTACTCTGCATCCTCATACGGCACTGTAGGCTTTACACCCGACGCTGACGCTGACGGCTTTGTAGCTTACGATGACCTTACTGAGTCTGCTGTACTGGCATGGGTACACGAGTCAGTCGATCAAGACGCTACTGAGGCGGCACTGACAGCCAACATCGAAGCACAGAAGAACCCTGTGTCTGCTGATGGTATGCCTTGGTAATGCCTGAGATTGATGACAACACCAGAGTTGCTATACCGCTAAGGAACTTAGTTGCTCTTGGTGCTGGCATCGTTATGGCTACTACTGCTTACGTAACTCTTGACACTCGTATCATTTCTATTGAACACGGTCAGGAAATACAAAACATGAACATCCTAGAAAACTCTGCATTTGTTCGTGAGTGGCCTCTAGGTCTACGTGGTGCGTTACCAGACGATCTTATACAGAACGCTAAGATTATGGCTTTGGAAGAACGCAACGTAGAGATACACGAGTTACGCAGGCAGTTAAATAAAGTAGAAGTAGAGATAGGTAAATTAAATGCACAGGTGACTGTGGATCACCAAGGCGGTAAGGAATAGTCATGTCAGATCTAGAGCAGGCATTAAGTCGGTTAGAAGCTCATGAGCGTGAGTGTAGTATTCGCTATGAAATGATTCAGATGCAACTGGATGCACACAATCAACGCTTTGACAAACTAGAGAAGATGATGACAGGCGGCTTTGCCTCTATTGCTATCATCGTGACTATGGCTATTGCTATCTTGGAGTTTGCTAGATGATTGAGTCGCTCATAGGGCCTGTAACAGGGCTTCTGGACAAGTTTGTACAGGACAAGGACCAGAAGGCTAGGTTAGCTCATGAAGTCGCTACAATGGCTCAGAGACACGCTCAGGAGCTTGCTAAGTCACAACTAGAGGTTAACAAGGTAGAAGCAGCACACAAGTCCTTGTTTGTCTCTGGATGGAGACCTGCTGTTGGCTGGTGTTGCGTACTAGGTATGATGGGCAACTTTATGGTCATACCGTTTACCAACTTTGTTTTAGCTCTGTTGGCTATTGAAGTTACTATACCACTCATTGACCTAGAGACTATGATGCCTGTATTAATGGGTATGCTTGGTCTTGGTGCTATGCGTTCTTATGAAAAAACCAAGGGCGTGTCGAGGGAAAAGTAAATGGCATATTACATAGGCACACAAGAGTTTGCAACCATTGGTGAAGCTACTGATTTTATTCGTAGGAATCCTGACGTAGTAGAAGAAGGTTTACGAATTACGTCTGAGCCTGTTGGCAACGAAGGTATGTTGACTGGCGGTGTTAAAGGCGAGCCTGTAAAACAAGCTCCCATTGTTACGCCTGCTCCCGAGCCTGCTCCTGCCTCCGCTCCAGAACCTGAAACAGAAATGACGTTTACGTTTGTTGAAGGTAGAGAGCGTGGTGGTGCGTCACAAAACTACTTGTATGGACAAGAAGGTGAAGTACAACAGTTAACAGTTAGTGAGCTACGTGATTACTTTGAAAGCGATAAGGTAAATAGACTTCCTGAAGTATTTGGTACGTTTGATAACTACCTTGCTTACATGACTGAGCGTGAACAATTAATTCAGTCTGGTGACTACGATACAGGCAGTTGGTCAGAGGCTGACGCTGGGTTTAGCGAAGATCAAGAAATGATTCTTGAGGGTGACGCTGACCTTACTATTGACCCTAGTGATCCCGGTCAAAACTTAGAAAACCTACGTAGACAGCAAACAAGCACACAACAAGGCGCTTACAACAACTGGATTAACTCTGACGCCAACCAAGCACTGCTACAGAAATACGGTGTTAACCCTGTTGTATACAGTAACTCCGGCGACAAGTTTGCATGGAATGGTTCTGCGTATGTAAAGGTTGTAGACGAAGACCACGCTGGTCTTGCTGACTTTGTAAAGATGGGGATTACAACTGCTATTGGCATTATGTCAGGCGGTGCTTTGGCTCCAGCTTTAGGTGGTGTTGGCTCTGCTGTTGTTAGCAATGCAATAACGCAAGCTATTACTACTGGCTCTATTGATCCTGACCAACTACTTCAGACTGCGGCTACTGCTGGTTTAGGCCAAGCCGTAAGTCAAATTATTGGCCCTCAAATTGAAAGTGCTTTGGGCGGCATTGATCTTTCAGAAATAACAGGCATTGAAGAGGTAGACAATGTTCTAAACGCAATGGGTCAAACGGCTATTCGCCAAGCAGTATTTGATGGCGAGTTAGACATGGATCAGATTGTTTCTTCTGGTTTGTTTGCTGGAGCTATGGAGCTTGCTGACTTTATCTTAGAGCCGCTTACTCAAAATGCCTCTCAAGCAACAATTGAAGAGCAAAACAGAAGAGCGTTAGAGCTTGTAAATGCTGTTGGCGAAGATGCGGCAGGAGAAGTAATTGCTCGAATGAGTGATTCCATTAACACTGCTATTGCTGAACAGCAGAATGCGGCAATCGCTAATCAACTAAGAGATTTGTCAGGCAACCTTCAGTCTATTTATGAGCAGGCTTATGCGGTATCACCACAACCCAGCGGCCCTTCTGTTGAAGACTTTATGGCTAACTCTGTTGATGACGCAGACTCTGAGCTTGCAGACACTACGGCTGACTTAACAGAAGCAGATCAAGATTTTTTGGATGTTGAGCCATTTCAAGAGTTTGAGCCTAGTTTTCAAGATATAGACAACCCATTTGAAGGCGACGAGCTAATTAATGGCGTTTACTATAACGATGCTGGATTCCCTGTAGGCGTTAGCCCAGATGCTACACCTGAGCAAATTCTTGAGCAGTTTGTTAATGACAAGAACGCATGGACTACAGCCACTGGCGTATCTGCTCATGGCTTGCCTGAAGATGCGCTAGCTATTTTAGTAGGAGGAGGTGATGTATTTACTACAGCCGAAGGCACTTTCCAAAACCTCGAAAGCCTTAGTGACCTTTTAGTAGAAAATGGTTTAGTTCTAGCAATGGATTCTAACGGCGGATATATATTAATTTCTGGTACAGAGTCTACTACGGGCTTCCACTCAAGTATTGACCAAGATGCTTTAATGGACCTTGAGTTTGTTGGCAATCAACAATTTATACCGCCACCCACTTCTTCAGAAAGCAATCCTCTTTTAGACCCAACAGATACAAGTGAGGTTTCCGAAGATATTCGAGACATCTTGATTGATGTTCAAGAGGCTCCAGACACCCCTCTTAATTTAGAAGTGGAAGTAGATCCGTTTGAGTATGAAGAAGATCCAATAGAAACGCCTGAGCCGCCACCAGAGCCAGAACCTGTAGATCCTGTAGATCCAATTACTACAGATGAACAACAAACGTCCGGCGAAACTGGCACACCGCCTACAACACCTACTGACGTTCCGGTTACTGAAACACTGTTTCCTGAGTATTTTCCTGCTCCAGCACCTGCTCCAGCACCTGCTCCAGCACCTGCTCCAGCACCTGCTCCAGCACCTGCTCCAGCACCTGCACCAGCTCCTGCACCAGCTCCTGCACCAGCTCCTGCACCAGCACCTGCGCCAGCACCTGCTCCAGCACCTGCTCCAGCACCGGTTCAAGGGCCACAAGGAGATCCGGGCCAAGACGGAACAGACGGCGTAGATGGTGTAGACGGCGTAGATGGTGTAGACGGTGTAGATGGTGTAGACGGTGTAGATGGTGTAGACGGTGTAGATGGCGTAGACGGACAACAAGGGGAAAGAGGAGAACAAGGAGAACAAGGTGAAAGGGGTGAACAAGGTGAAAGAGGCGAACCCGGAAGAGATGCTGACCCAGAGGTAATACGTGGCATTGTAGAAGGCGTTTTAGAAAATACACCTTTTGCCACACCTGAAGAGGTTGCTAATGCTGTAGCTGAAGCGGGCTATGCAACACCAGAAGATATTGGCACTGCTCTTGCGCAAGCCGGATTTGCCACCCCGGAAGATATTACTACCGCACTAACAAATGCTGGATTTACTACACCGGAAGATGTTGCTACTGCTTTAGCCAACGCAGGATATGTAACACCTGAACAGCTAGGTAGTGCTTTGGCGGCGTCAGGTTTTGCTACGCCAGACGATGTTGTTAATGCAATTTCAAGCGCAGGTTTTACGACTCCAGAAGATGTTGCTACTGCTTTATCTAATGCGGGATATGTAACGCCTGAACAATTAGGCAGTGCTTTAGCGGCATCAGGTTTTGCTACCCCAACAGACATTGTAACTGCTTTATCAAATTCCGGATTTACAACTCCAGAAGACGTTGCTACCGCCCTTTCTAATGCCGGTTATGTAACACCAGAGCAACTGGGAAGTGCATTAGCTTCGGCTGGCTTTGCTACTCCAACAGACATTGTAACTGCCTTATCAAATGCTGGATTTACTACTCCCGAGGATGTAGCAACCGCTTTGTCTAATGCTGGTTATGTAACGCCTGAGCAGTTAGGAAGCGCGTTAGCATCAGCAGGATTTGCTACACCAGAAGATATTACCACTGCTGTAACAAACGCTGGGTTTGCAACACCAGAAGACATTGATGCCGCGTTAAGTGGTGCAGGTTTTGCAACGGCAGAAGATGTTGCGGCAGGACAAACAGCGGCACAAGAAGAGCGACAAGATTTACAGCAAGCTGTTCTTGATGTTCAAGGGAATATTGATGACCTTGATGATGCTACTCGCGAGCAGTTTGAAACCTTTGGTGGCACCGTTACGGATCTTTTCTCTGACGTAAATGTTGATATTGAAGCGTTACAGACTGGTCAACTTAGCCAAGCACAAGCACAACAAGCGTTTGAAGAAAGTGTTGCTAGTCAATTTACTGGCTTAATTTCTGATGTAGCAGGATTAGGTACTCAAATTGGTGGAATTGGTCAGGGCTTAGGAGAGTTAGGACAAGGCATAGGAATGCTTGGAGCAGGTTTAGGTTTAGGTTTAGGTGGTCTTGGACAACAACAAGAACAAATTATTGCTCAACTTTCTAAACCAGACGTTATACAGTTTGATCCGTTCCTTCAAGGTCTTAGTCCGTTTCAAATGTTAACACCTATAGCACTTGCTCCACAAAAACAAATAAATGCTGAAGAAGAACTTGATAAATTTTTTGGTAGACAGTCAGGAATGCTTGTATGACATATCTTAACCTTATGAACAATGTACTACGCAGACTTCGTGAAGAAGAAACATCATCTGTTACTAGTACTACCTACGTTAAAATGGTAGGTGACTTTATTAACGATGCTAAGACATTGGTTGGTCAGGCAGCTGATTGGTCTGCGTTGCGTGAGACTATAACAATATCTACTGCTGCGTCAGACAACACATACTCGCTGACAGGCGGTGGTGACAACATTAAAGTTATGTCGATGCTTAATGATACTCAAAACTGTTTTATAGAGTATCAAACTAAAGACTGGTTTAACGAGCAGTTGTACATTAGCAGCGCAGCAGAAGGTACGCCACGGTACTTTACCTATAACGGTTTAGATTCTAACGGTGACACACAAATCCTTATAGGCCCAACACCAGACGGTGTGTACAGTATACGTGTAGACACTGTTAAGCGACAAGCAGACTTGAGTGCTAACACTGATGAGTTGCTTATTCCTGCTATGCCAGTGATACACCTTGCTGTAGCGTTGTTGGCTCGTGAGCGTGGTGAGACAGGCGGTACGTCAACTGCTGAGTACTTTACTATTGCTAACCAGTACTTGTCTGACGCTATTGCTATTGACGCAGCAAAGCACCCCGAAGAGATGGTATTTAGGACTATCTGATATGGCTCAAGAACTTAAGAGTATTAATCTTGTAGCTCCGGCGTTCAAAGGTGTTAACACCGAAGATTCGCCGTTGGCTCAAGACCCGTCGTTTGCAGAGATTGCAGACAACGCCGTGATTGATAAACGTGGTCGTATTGCTGCACGTAAGGGCCACACTGTTGTAACAACAAACAAGACTGTCCTTGGTACTGACTCTTTGTACAGCATCAAAGAATATAGGGACGACGCAGGAAACACCAAGATATTCTCTGTTGGCAACAACAAGATTATGAGTGGTACAACTACACTAGCAGACGAGACTCCCGGTAGTTATACAATCAGTGCTAACGACTGGAAGATTGTTAATTTTAATGACCACTTGTTTTTCTTTCAACGTGGTTACGAGCCATTGATTTACTCAAACCATGTAGGCTCTGTAGAAGCACTGTCAAGTCATCCTCATGCTACAGGCGTTGCTAGTACTATGTACGGCCACGAGGTGTTAGCAGCGTACGGTCGTTTGTGGACCGCAGACTTTAGTACTAACAAGTCTACTATTTACTGGTCTGATTTGTTAGACGGAGCAGCATGGTCGGGAGGCTCTAGCGGCAACATTGATGTATCTAAAGTCTGGCCCGATGGTTATGACGAGATTGTAGCTTTAGCGGCTCACAACGGGCTGTTAATTATTTTTGGTAAGCACAGCATTATTGTGTACGACGGCGCTACTTCTCCTGCTTCTATGACGTTGTCAGACACCGTAGCAGGTATTGGTTGCGTCAACAGGGACACTGTGCAGTACACCGGAACAGACGTGTTGTTTTTGTCACATACGGGTCTTAAGAGCTTTGGCAGAACAATACAAGAAAAGTCAATGCCTATCAGTAGTTTATCTGGTAACATTACAAAAGATATTATTGCTGCGCTACAGAACGAGACACAATTTTTTAGATCGGTATACAGTCCAGAAGAAGGATTCTACCTGTTAACCTTTACAGGTCAGGATGTAACGTACTGTTTTGACGTACGAGGTACATTAGAGAATGGATCATACCGTGTTACTCGATGGCCGTCAACTAAGTTCACATCGTACACACGATTAGAAGACGGTACGCTACACGTAGGTACAACTAACGGTATCAGTACGTATACAGGTTACAGCGATAACGGTAGTGGTTACAGATTTAAATACTACAGCCCAAGCTTGACATTTGGTGATAGTGCTAGAATTAAAATATTAAAGAAGCTAAAGCCTACACTGGTTGGTGCAAACAACTCAGTTGTATTTATGAAGTGGGCTTATGATTTTGATACAACATACGCAACAACAGAGTTTACGGTAGGTACGCAGATAACTGGGTTCTACGGTGAAAGTGAGTATACAACAGTAGAATTTACAGGTGGTCAGCTAACAAACCAGCGTAGCCTCAACACCACCGGATATGGAACAAGTGTGCAGGTAGGTCTAGAGTCAGAGATAAACGGCTCACCACTGTCACTTCAGGAGATTAACGTAATGGCTTTGATAGGTAAACTGCTATGAATGAAGATCTGGATATTGGATTGCCTCCAGAAATGATGGGTATATTAAGTGCCGGAATAGGTGGTTCCAATCCTATTATGGCAGCTACTAATGCTCTAAATACTGGTGGTGGGTTTTTTAGTAACGTTTTTGGTAGCCTTGGTGATATAGGCTCTGCCCTATCGCCAGCTATTCCTGCCATTGCAGGTACATTGTTAACAAGTGAGGCTTATGATCGACTTAGTGATGTTGGTCGTGAGGCTGAAGCAGCAGCAATGGGGCTTGCAGAGCGTGGTCTTGCTGGGTCACAGTTTAAACCGTTTACTGTAACGACTCCTACAGGTGCAATGTTTACTACACGTATGGGTGGTCAACAACCTGCACCAACGCCAATGGGTGCAATGGCCTCGCCATCGGGTCAACTTATTGGTGGTGCAAGTCCATTGGCAGGAATGACTCCAGAGCAAATACAAGCGGCTATGACAGGTGGCGGTCTTGCTGGTGGTATTACAGGCGGATTACCAACACCACAACCTGCGGCACAACCCGCGGTAATGCCAACGCCAACAGGTGGCGGTCTTGAAGTAGGTATGACACTGTCGCCTCAAGAACAAGCTATGCAACAACAGTTGTTTGGCGGTGCAGGTGGTTTCTTTGGTCAAGCAGCACAGCCTACTCAAGCTCGTGAGCAAGCCATATTCGATCGTATGAGGGCGGCACAACGTCCTGAAGAGGAACGTCAACGTCTAGCACTAGAAGAGCGTCTGGCAGCACAAGGTCGTCTTGGTGTTAGCTCTGCTGCCTACGGTGGCGCTACTCCTGAAATGCTGGCTATGGCTACAGCGCAAGAAGAAGCCCGTAACAGAGCCATGCTAGGCGCTATGCAACAGGCTCAGGCAGAGCAAGCACAGCAAGCAGGACTAGGACAACAGTTCCTTGGTGCAAGTTATCTACCACAAACACAGTTGTTAGCAGCAGCACAACCAGCACAGCGCATGGCAGAGCTACAACAACAAGCTCAGTTGTACGGTACAGGACTCTTTGGCGAGACTGCGTTGTCTGGTATTGAGTCTAGACTGCTGGCAGAGCAAGCACGAGCTAATTTGTTAGGCGGTATAGGCTCTAACGTACTTGCTGGTTTGTTTACGCCACAGGTTACTAAGTCTGGTACTGTTATTGATCCGGGTGGTTTTGGAGATATAGGTGGTATTATTGAGGGCGTTGGTAGCGGTCTTGGTGGATTGTTCGAAACTATATTTGGAGGTTAATTGTGGCTAAGTTTTCACAAGCATTTTTACAAGGTCTGTTACAGCCTTCTTATCAAGAGGGTTTGTTTACTGCTGCGCGTGGTATTGGTCAAGCTCCGGGATTGCGTAGACAGCAACAACAACAACAAGAAGAAATGCAAAAGCTTCGTGGTATGGGTGCTGTTGAGCGTGCTGAGTTTATGGCAGGCAGGGCAAAAACACCAGAAGAATTAATGCAGGCAGAAGCAGCAAAAACCACTGCTGTTAAGCAAGGTTCTCTTACAAGTCTTCGTGGTCTTGAAGCAGCACGACAAGCCGCAGGAACCACCGAAGAAAAACTTCGTATAGAAAACATAATGGCTCGTGTTGCTGTACAGGCTGGAGTAGATCCTTCTACAATTACAGGACGAACGCAAGCAGAACAAGACGATGAAATATCTAGAGAGTTAGCACAAGGGCGTTTAAAAGATCAACAACGTCAAGAGCAAGAGGCCGCTATAAGTCAAGCATACTACAATGTTCCTGAAGGATCTTTAGAGAAGTTTGAAGAAAACGCGGTCAAGTCTGGTTTTGGTAATGTTATTGATGAGTTAAAAGAAGATAAAGCAAGAGATGATTTATTTCAACTAGAGTTTAAAAACGCCAAAACTAAAGCAGAAGAAAACGCATCAATGAAAAAAGCACCGCTGCCTGTTACTTCATTAAGAGACAGAATCACTAATGCTAATATCGACCCTCAACTGAGAGAGCAGTTTTTATCAGAGCTTGATGACATTAAACAACCAGACTTTAATGCTAATGAGACTTGGAATCCCGGAGAAAGAAAGCAAGCAATGGATTCATTAGAGTCTCTTAACAGAGCTGTTAGAGCAGAAGTATCTAGAGAGGTTACTAGAAAAAATGCTATACGTGCTGACATTCGTACGCTTGAAAAGCAAAAAACTAAACCGCCCACTAAGGCTCAAATTGATGAGCAAATGACGCAGGCGCAAGAAAACGTAGTTACTACAGGAGTTTTTGGAAGGACTGTTGAAGACGATCCTGAAGCGGTTAGAAAAGAAGCTACACGTTTAGCCAGAATTACTAGAGATAATCAGATTAACGACCTACTAGAACAGCGTCGTGCTGAATTAGGCGGAGAAGCTATAGCACAACCTGATGAAACTGAAGAGGAAGGTACAGAACTTACCACCAAGGCTGATGAAATAGTAGGACTTTAATAATGTCTGATAGGTTAAATAAATACGCTGCTTGGCTTGTTAAGAACGAAGACAAGAAAGGCACTGAAGAGTTTCAAACAGTCGCTGATGCTTATCGTGAGTTACGTGTACAACCAGAGCGTGAAGCGTTAGAAGAAGAGTTTGCACAAGCAGAACAAGAAAGAGCAGAAGCGGCTTATCAACTAGAAGCGGCTGAAGACACTGTGCTTGAGAACTTAGCGGAGGGTATTCAAGAAATGTCTTCTGCTGGTGTAGGTCTTGCTGTAGATACTATAGATGCTTTTACTTCTATTGGACGTGTTCCTTATGAAGCAATAACAGGTAAGGATGTTCGTACTCTTCGTGAAGCTATGTCAGGGACAGCCCTTGATCTAGATCGCCCTTTTATGGAAGAACGTACAGCGGCTATGTTTGGTCCTAGGCTGGCCGCTACTATTGCTACAGCAGGCGGTGCTGGTGCTGTTCAAGTTGCTCGCGATCCTGCAAAAATTTCGTCTGCTTTGAAAGACATTGCTGGTTTAGGAATGACTAAAACTCCTGAATCCGTTGCCGCATCTGCTTTGGTATCAGCCGCTCAAGAATCTCAAACAATCGGTAAAGTAGCTGATGATATTCAAAAGATGACTGATGAGTATCGTCCACAAATAGAAGCAAGATCCGTTACTCCAGATGGTAGTGGAGGATCAGTAAAGCGTGTTGAAGGCGGTTGGGAGTATGGTGGTGTCCGCGCTACCGGTAACGCTAAAGAAGGTTATGATATTCCGGGTATTGGAAAAGTAGATAACAAAGCTGATATTAAACTAGCTATTGATGATCAGTTTACTGCCTTTCAAAAAGCTAGAGAGCAGATGCAGGTAGAGTACAACTTACGTAAGCAGTTACAGAAAACAGAAGACTTTTCTGAGTTGCGTGGCATGACAACAGCACCTAAGCGTATGACATTTACACTAGGAAGACAGGCTGAAAAAGACGTAGGATTAACAACTCAAGCTATTGACACTGCTGAAGATGCGTTGTACTACAAAGTTAGTCCTGAAATAGCAGGAGCTGCTACCATTGCTGCACAGGCGTCTGGCGTAAAAATGAACAGGGCTTATGATGAATACCTTCTTCCTGTTGTTCCTGTTATTCAACTATGGCGAACCAACAAAGAAGCTGCTAAAGCTATGTTGGACTATTCTCGTGGCTTGAAAGGGAACAATCGTTCTCAGTTTTTAAAAAGATTGTCTGACTCTGGTGTTTCAAATCAAGAAATACGTGCGGTAAATAACTATCTTAATTTTAGAGGACAGCTTTTTAAAGAGCATCGTTTTAACATAGGTGAAGAAACCTCAGTTTTAACTGACAGATTACACATACAAATGCAGCCTATCGAAGAGCTAGGTGAAAAGTCTGCATATGCTAAACGAGGAAGAAAAAATTACTTAGAAGTTCAACAGGATCAATCTAGACGTGCTTTGCGTAATAGACAAGTTGCTACTGATGAAATGATTGAGCAGTATCAAAATCCTTTTTTGACTGACTTTAAATTGTTAAATCAAAATGATTTTTTAAATGAGATAACAAAGCGTATTGATGTAGGCTCTTTGGGTGTTAAAAGTCCTACAGGGCAAGAAGCGTTTCAAGCCGTGGCTCGACGTCTTGCTGAAGATCTTCCTGACAATGTTGCTGAAAGAGGGGCTAGAATTGTAGAAGATATGGTTATTGGTTCTCAACAACATGCCCCTGCTGTAGCTCAGTTAATATCTACTTTGTCTTATGGCGGAACACTAATGTCGTTGAAGTCTGCTGTGTTAAACCTTCACGATGTTTTTGTATCTCCTATGCTCAATGGCGTTGCTGCCACTATTCGTGGAACTAAACGTGCTTTTGATCGTAAACAAAAAAGTTTTGTAGATCCTAAGTTAACAGGTATTAACAGACAAACACAAGGAGAGTTTGCTAATAAGTTAGTTGATGAAGTAGGAAGAATGTCTGATGATCCTTCTGCATTAAGAGAGGCAACTAGATTAGCGTCTAAAGGTCTTGAAAAAGGAATGAGGTACACTTTATTTAGTGGCTTGGATGGAATAGGTAAACGTGCCATTATGAATAGTGTTATTGAGAACGGTTATGATTTAGCCAAGAAAGGACAATTCAACGACAAATGGGGACGTTACTTTTCTGAAGCAGAAAGGTTTACTATCATCAACGCTTTCCGCAGACACGGTAGAAACTTAGAGGCCATGTCAGAAAAAGAGTTGAAGCTTATGTCTGAGCTTGCATATGCAGGACTGGGACAACAACAGCTTACTTCAGTAGCGGGAAGACCTTTGGCGTGGTCAACAAATCCTGTAATACGTCCTCTGTATACCTTGATGGGTTTTGCTATTGTACAAAGATCTTTGTTACGTAAAAAAGTAATTGATGAGTTAAGAGACGGTAACGAAGGACAGGCAGCTAAGAATGCTGCTTTGTATATCGCTAGTGCTGGTGTTGGCTATGCTGTTCTTGACGAGGCTCGCGACTTTGTTTTCTCTGGAGGAGAAGACGAGATAACAGGAGAAGAGTTGTTGTTTAAAGCGTTGGTAGATCAACCATTGTCTGTTATGACTTTAAACAAAGCACCAACATCGCAGTACCAGTACAACAGATTCAAAGCTAACCCTTATGAGTGGGCTGTTACTTCTATTGCGCCTGCGGGTGGTTTGATTGAACAAGGAACAGCGGCAGGTATTGATTTAATAACAGCACCTATATCAGAAGACCCGGCAAAGAATGTTGAGAAGGCTTGGAAGCATATCATGCAGATACCTGCTTTAAACAACTCTATCGGCACCGCAATGGCGGTAATGGGTAGTCCTGTTGGTACAACAACTACTGTAGTAAGGGAAGAAGGGGCCGAAGCCCCGTAAATTAAATCTCGCAGTTGTTACCAGTACAGGCTAACGTCTGTGACCCTTCAGTCATATCAGAGTTTTCAGAGATGTTCCACTCAATCGTCTCTGGAAACTCTTCCTTCAACTTCTCATAAGTCTCTAAGTCAATAGGCTCATAAGGTGCTTGTTGATAGGTATGCTCTGAGTAAGGCAAGAACGATATACCACTGATCTTGTCGAACTTGTTATACAACCACTGACCTACCTCAAGAAACTCATCGTCACGATAGTAACAAGTCATTGACGGTTTGTGTTCGCACCAGTAGTCCTGATAAATCTCCCATAGTTCTAACTGCTCCATAGCACCCATCTCAGAGGCCACTACAGCCCCGTCAGGAGACTTTATAGGGAAGCTGAATACCTTGGTACTGGGTGACATTACATCGTCTTCTACAGGGATTCCTGCGGCTTCTAGGACTTGGCAGAGGGGGTCTCTTGAGTCTGCTCTAACTCGTCTAATGTATTGATCTGAGTATCTAGGGTGGATGCCAGAAGCAGAATCAACCAACTGACTAACAGTACCGGAAGGTTTAACAGCAGTGATGGCAGTGCTAATATTAATACCAAGCTTAGTAGCCCATTCCTTATTAGTGTTAATCGCTTCTTCCTTGAGGGTATTAAGCCACGTCTTAAGTTTCTCACGATCTTCTCTCCCTGACAACATGGGGTGATCCATGATGCCTGTCAAGCTAACGCCTAGTAACGCTTCCTCTTCAGTGTTCTTCTGCCATACCTTACGAAGGTAACGAAAGTCTGTCAAGGTAGCCTGTAAAGTTCCAAGGATAGCCGCAGTACGTACTTTTCGTTGCAAGTCTGAGAGCGTATCGGTTGCCCTGACAACAACTTCCGATAGATTGCAGAACTGGTTAGGTCGTAGGATGATCTCGCTACATGGATTAGTTCCAAAATCATAGGTAGCATCTCGTCGCTCGTTCTTTGCAGCTTGCTTTTGACTTGCGACTCTAGAGAACATACCTCGCTCTCCTGATCGGGACTCGTATAAACTTTTCCACTCATTTAGGAATGCCTCAAAGTCTGGCTTTTCAGTATAACATGCACTGTTGTTGGCTAGTCCCCGTTGAGGATTATCTTGCCACCACTGGCCTGACTTGCATCGTCGGAGTCTATCGTCAGTGAGGTTAGACAGACTGATGAGAGCGGACCTGCGTACACCGCCGACGACGA